TCAAGCCGATACGGATAACATTCAGACGCGCCTTCCTGCGGCCCTGGTTTCTGGCCGCATGGACTCCAATGCGGCGGTTGTCGGAGATAAGACCGGATACACATTAACTGCCGGAGAATACGCGGCGCTGGTAAATTTGATTTGGGATGAACTTACGGCAGAGGCGAGGACGGCAGGCTCATTCGGGCAGTTGGTAAAAGACGATATCAACGCGACGATCAGCAGCCGGGCGATTCCGGGAGATCTGATGGGCTTGGTTGCCGACGCGATCACGTCGGCGAAGATCGCCACGGATGCTTTTGGGGCGCTGGAACTTTCTGCGGACGCTGCAAACGAAATCCGGGATGCGGTAATGGCAAAGGTAATTGAGGCGCAGGGAAGCATCACGATGCAGCAGGCTATGTCGATTGTGCTTGCAGTCTTGGCCGGGGTGACAGCAACAACCGGATCGACGATTAAGACGCCGGACGGGGTAGCAACGAGGGTTGCCGCAACTCTCAATGCGAGCAACGAGAGAACGGCAATGACTTTAACACCGAGCGCATAACATGGCAGCAGGCGGGGCAGGGTACTATCACACTAACTTCTTTCATGACAACTTCTGGCATGACGACTACTGGGCGGATCAGGCTTCAGCACCAGTTACAGGGCCTCCTGTAGGCAGTTTGTCAATGATGGGGTGCGGTCGAGTCTTAGTGTGGTTTGTGTTGAAACTTATAATGACGGGGTACGGTAGTGCATACACTTGAACACGCAGTTAAAAGCGAGCTAACCGGCCAAGGGATCAGTTACACGACAGCAAACGTGGCCGCCTCACAAACCGATTCGTCCGTGGTAGCGGCTACGGCAGGCAAGCGAATTAAGGTTTTGGCGCTTGTCGCGCAGGCTGGCGCTACCGCCACGAACATCACCTTCAACACCAAGCCTGCTGGTGCTGGAGTTGCGATATCTGACACGATGCAGAACGCCGCTAACGGAGGAAGGGTGCTTCCGTTTAACCCGTTAGGCTGGTTTCAAACAGCAGTCGGAGAGGGTTTAACCGCAACAACCGGCGCAGGCTCTACAACCGGCGTTACGCTGGTTTACACGCTTGTTTAGCTTGATGGCGCGAAGTGAGGAGGAGGCCGCATGAAAAAATCGGCGTTGTTGCTAGGCCTTTTCCTGGTGTTCGTCTGGTCTTCTACTGGTAACGCGGAAGGCTACCTCAAGCTTGGAATGTGGCCCAGGCATAACGAGGACATCCTGGACGTTCATGGGGGCATTAACAAATACAGGCTGGAACTGTCGCAGAAGTTCAGATTTAAACTGCTTGAGGTCGAGATAAACCCGAAGGTTATGGCCGGAGGTGACTGGCCAAAGCACACGAAGGATTGGGGCTACAACTGGGTCTACTTAGAAAACAACATCATCTTCCGCGTCTTTATGACAGATGAGGTGAGCTTCTTCTACCACAAAAAGCGATATCACGGTCTGTGGGAGAGGGAGGGAGTGAGGGAGTGTAACTGCACTTACGCGAACGAGGTTGGGCTTCAGTTAGACTGGTAACGCAGTATATTAATCAGCGTACCGAAAAGGGGAGCATGGGTAAGAACCGAACTGACAAAGTTCCAGCGAAGCAGGTTGAACTAAACGAGCACGGGTTCAAGAAGCTGACCCGCATAACTAAAGATGACCTTGTAGACGCAACTACGATGCTGGAGCGGGGTCATTCGGTCAGCGTTATTGCTAAGCGCCTTGGGCTGTCAGACCACCAGGTCCGGACCATTCAGGACAAGCGAGTAGACCTGAAGAACCGCACGGATGTCATAAAAGACGTGCTTGGGGATTTTTGGTATGTGCTCGCGGATGCCGCACTCTCCAAGATCACCGATGAGAAGTTGGAAGAGTGCAGCGTCGCGCAGCTTACTACGATTGCTGCAATCGCAACCGACAAGGCAAGGGTGCTAGAAGGCAAGCCCACCGAGATTGTGGCGGCTTATGAGTCGGTGATAAAAAAGTTCATTCTTGTGAACGAGACAGTGGAGGGGAAACTTGAAAATAAGAAAAACAGCGGGGCTATTGATGTTCCTTTTTCTGTCGCTGATCGCAATGGAGGCTTTTTCTCACAAGACACCATACCCGACGCACAGCAATACGCTAATCAGGACAACCATAATTCGAGTGACGGAGAAGGGGATTGAGCCAAGGTATATCGTCGTAGACGTGTCGTCCAAGATCATGATCGTGTCGAAGATCAAGCGCAACACAAAGATTAAGGTGGCGAATACCCCTGGGTGGATGCGCTTACCCGCAGGAGGAGCTATCTTTTTAAATGCTGCAAACTACCCGTCGATGACGCGGATTACGGAGCAGCGGCATCCTCAGAGGCGGGTTCCGCTCATTGTTGTTGATCCAGGGGATCATAAAGTTCCGATTGCATAGGTTGTTGCACTTTTACAACAATCTACTTTATTAGGGAGTAATAGTGAGTCGCACCAAAGTAAAGGTTGATGGTACTCCGGTTACGGCCAGCCTCAAATTGGATAAGGTCGAGCTAATCAAAAAGCTCGGACTGGCGACGAACGAAGTGCAAGACCGGCTGATTGCGTCGAATGCTCGTTTCAAGATTTTTCGTGCAGCAAGGCGCGTCGGGAAGAGCTTCAGCGCCGCTAAATGCGCTTTGCCGGAAGTGTTGATGCCTAACACGCGTGGGTGGATTGTTGGCCCTACCTACGATCTGGCGGAGAAGGAATTTCGCTACCTCCTCGACTTTTTAATGAGGATGAACAAGAAATTTGGGCTACCGAAGCCTACGAAGGTGCGGAGCAACCCCAAGTCCGGGGAGCTTTACATAGAGACGCCGTGGGGCGCAGAAGTTCATGGCAAGAGCGCGGACCGGCCACTATCTCTGGTTGGGGAGGAGAACGACTGGATCATTCTTTCTGAGGCGGCGCAACACAACGCCGATACTTGGTTCCGTTATCTCCGCCCGACACTCTCAACGCGCCGGGGAAGGGCAATCTTTCCTACGACCCCTGACATTTCCGGGATCTGGCTCTACGAGTTGGAGCTTGATGCGGAGAAGTGGATCGAGGAAGGCGACACAGATTGGGAGATATTTACACAACCGGCGTGGGAGTGCTCACACTTTGATCCAAGAGAAATAGCGTCAGCCAAGAAAGAACTCTCAGAAGACGCGTTCATGGAGCAGTTCGGCGGAGAGTGGCGTTTCCATACCGGGCGCGTGTTCAAGCCGTTTGTGCCGAAGATTCACGTTGTGGAGGCGTTTGATATTCCTCGCAACTGGAAAACCTGGTCCGGCCTGGACTACGGAGTGAGAGACGCGACAGCCTGTGAGTTCGTCTCACAATCGCCTTTCGGTGATTATTATTACCATGACGAGTACTACGAGCATGAGAAGGCCACTGAGGTTCATGTTGAGAAAGTAAAAAGGATTCAATCAAAGTATCGCATCGTTTCCAGGGTTGCTGACCATCATGCGCTCGGAAAACAGTTAATGCTGGATTGGGCGAGATACGGAATACCAACGGTCCCCTCTAATGCAGATCGGAAGACCCGGCGCGACAGGATGCTCGCGTATCTGGAGGTGAAAGAGGATCGGCATCCGTTCCACATAAGAGAAGCAGGTCTTCCTTCTGGCGCGTACCCGCGATTGTTTTTCATGAAGGGTAAAGTGCCAAACTTGATACGGGAGATTTTGATCCTCCGGTGGAAAGACACTACTCAAAAAGAGGGCGGGCAGGGAGACACCGTAGGGGACGATCATGCAGTAGACGCGGCTGAGTACGTGTTGTACCACTGCACACAGTCTACTCAACGGCACGGACCGAGGAACTTTACAGGCTCGCGGGTTGTGAATACCCGGACAGGATATTGAGAGGCTATGGAAGAAGAAAAGAGTTCAATCAAAAAAGGGACCGACCAGGCAGCCGTAGTTAGCTACGTTGTTGGTAACTACGAAGACTGGAAAGATCGCCGCTCTAGCAAGGAGCAGGCGTGGACTGATTGCCTCAATAACTACCTGACCTTCGTTGACGAGTCGAAGTACGAGAATTGGCCTTGGCGGAGCAAGGTGTCGGACACGTTCAGCCAGGAGATCGGGGACGTTGTTGCTGCCGCGATTAAGAACGCTCTTTTTCCTTTCAATGAGGACTTTTTCAAGCTCGAAGGGCTTGACGACCGGAGCAATGAGAGTGCTCCGAAGATGTATGAGTACATGCTTCAGCGGCTTGACAACGCCAGGTACGTAGAGCGCAATCGTCCATTTCTGAAGCAACTCGCGGTGTATGGCAACACAGCGGCAATTTTGCCTTGGGTGCATAAAGTTCGCCCCAGGAAAATGAGGGACCAGAAGACTAAACAAGTGCGCCTTGTCCGGGAAGTGCTTTACGACAACTTCACATTCACAACGATGGATATGTTCGACGTTGTGATGAACCCTCGGAAGATGTACGACCCGCAATCTTCGCCGGTCATTTACCGGACGGTAACGACGCTGGCGGAATTGGGCCTTACAAAAGAAGACAAGGTGTACGAAAACCTAGACCAGTTGGAGAGGAAGACAGACGGCACAACGCCAACGGATAAAAGCGACGGCCAAAAAGCAGCAAGGGCCTCTATCTTCGGGCTGGATAGATCTATTGAAGCTGGCGAAGACGAGATTGAGCTTCTAATCGCTCTTGGCGATCACATCATCAACGGCGAGCTTCACATGGAGCATATCGCTGTTGTCGCAAATCGGGAAATTCTACTTCGCTTTGAGGAAATACCTTTTTGGGCCGGAAAGCCACTTGTCTTTACCACCTACGACGATTACTGGTTTGCTCCGTATGGGCGTGGCCCGTTGGAGCCGGTGATTGGCATTCATGATCTGATTAATACGTTCGTGAACCAGAAGGCGGACGTTCTGAACCTTATCATCATGGGGTCATTTGCATACGTGAATGACGGCGTGATTGATCCTGACTCTCTTTTCCAGAGACCCGGAGGGGCGATTGAGGTTGGGGACCTGAACAACCTGAAAGCGATTCACCCGAACACGAACGTAGCGCTCGCATACCAGGAGATTGAGCAATTGCGTGGGCGCGGAGAGCGGTCAACGGCGGTGTCCGACTATGAAGTCGGTGTTTTCCCCGGAGGCCGGAAGACTGCCTACGAAACCAGCGTTATCAAGGCCGGGTCTAGCAACCGGTTCAACGACACGATCAAGCACGTGGGAGAAAGCTCTGTTGAATACTCGTTG